ATGGCTTTGTCATATAAAAAATTATTCAAACTTTTAATCGACCGCAATATGAAGAAAAAGGATCTTTGTGAAAAAGCAGGAATAAGTACAACATCTGTTTCTAAACTAGCAAAAGACCAGAATGTAAATACAGAAATTATTGAAAAGGTCTGTGAAGCTCTTGATTGTGAAGTTGAGGATATTATGGAATTTGTACATGAAAATAAAGTAACTGAAGGAGAGAAAAATGAATAACAGTCTTGTTCAAAGAATGAAAGATGAACATTTCAGTCTTGTTAGCATTGATTTATTTTCGGGTCCGGGTGGATTGTGTACGGGATTTAAGTGGGCAGGAATATTACCGCTTATTGCTGTGGAGTGGACTGATACAACGGTTGAAACCTATTCAAAAAGTCATAATGCGGAAGTTTTTGAAATGGCAAAATACTCAATAGACGGAAAAAAAGATGAAGAATATTTAAATTCTTTTATGAACGAAAGTACTAGGACGCTACTTATCCATGGCGATATTAATCTTGTTAGTAGCAAGATGATAAAGCGATTGTTGTTATCAAGATATGGTATTGATTCCGAGAATGAAACTGTTGACGTAGTTTCAGGTGGTGCCCCTTGCGAAAGTTTTAGTATTGCAGGAACACGAACAGAAGGCGATAAACGAGATGACCTCTTTAGTAATATCCTAAGAATATCAAGAACTGTGAACACTAAAATGGTACTTTTTGAAAATGTCAAAGGAATGTTTTCAAAAGCGAGGAACGGTGTGAAAGGTGCAATCTTCAAAGATATATGTGATGCATTTGAAGATAATAATGTTTCACCAAGTTATAGGCTTGTTTCAAGAAAGCAGGATGAAATACTATTAAAGGCTTGTGATTATGGAGTTCCGCAGTTAAGAGAAAGACTTTTCCTTGTTGCTATTAGGCGGGATTTAACAGATGTTGTATTTAGCTATCCTGAAAAAGAATATGGTCCTGATAGGAAATATCCATATGTAACAGCCGGAGATGCTATTTTGGACTTAGATCAGGTAGAGATGGGTGAAGAAAGCACATCTTACACTCCAGTTGAAAAATATAAAAACAAAAACCAGGAACGCTTTGTAAAAATAATGCGTGGTGAATATGAGGACGATACAATACACGCTAAGACTCCTAAGTATCTTGTCGAAGAAAACCTTTTCTCCAAGAATTCTGTAAGCTGTCATAAAGGTCCCGGACATATAAAAAGAAAGCAGGACATGCTTGCTCTTATTCCAGAAAGAGGTTCAATGAAGAGTGCTTTTGAACAACTTACAAGGGACGGAACAATAGAGCAATATCGCAACTTGTTCCCAAAGTCGATATATGGTAGCCATAACAGACGTTTGCTTGATGATTCACCAAGTTTTACTGTGACATCCCATTGTTTAGATGAAATTCTGCATCCATACCTTAATAGAGCCGTTACTCCAAGAGAGGCTGCTCGATTACAGAGTTTTCCAGACTGGTATCAGTTTGCTGGTCCATATGTTATTTTCCATAGTGCAAAGGCACAAGACAAGTATGAACAGATTGGAGATGCGATACCTCCATTGCTTGCGTATGCTCTTGCGAGACAAATAATTAAATGTTTACCTGAACACAAATAAAAAATGGACGCTACGATTTTTTAGGAGAAATCGGTAGCGCCCATTTTTTATTTAATTATTTTGCATTTAAGCTGGATATCCTGTCCTTTTCTTTTGGATGGGTATGTCCAACTGAAAGGTGTTCCAAAATGACCGTTTACACCTTCGTCAACAAGATGTCTGTAATACTTTTCTACTCTATTTATTGTAGAAGAACCATCGTTATTGTCATAGGTTAAAATGAATTCTGCATTCTGAGTTTCGGGATCTCCGTCTCCACCTTTTCCTCCTAAAACCCATAAGGAAAGTTTTTCGACATAAGGAGCCAATTCTGTAGTAAGTTCTTCTTGATTTTCCTTTCCAAAGTCCCTTAAATTGCCACAGGTTTGAAAGCGTTCGAGAAGTTTTCTCAAATGTATATTATCCTTATCAAGTACATTGGCAAAAGTATCTGCGTTGTATTGATGCACACTGACACTCTTATCGCTACTTCTTTTGCAGCTAATAGTGAAATGCTCCTGTGTGCCGTTAGTATAGGTAACAGTGACGAGAACATCAGTTTTAGGATTTCCTCCGGAAGGGAGTCGACCTATTTTCTTTTTGTCAGAGGTGGCTGAAATTGAATGAGTATCTGATGATTTGATACCAAAGCATTCTACAATGTTTTTGAAGATATCATAGTGCATACCCTCAATAGTTCTGTTTCCACTTTTCCATTTCTCTAAGTTTGAAGTAAAACTTAAAATATCGGCAACTCTTCCTTCAAAACTATTACCTTGAATGTCTTTTATTTGACCAGAGTTTTTATTGCGAATTGCATAGGCTTCAATGAGATTACTAACTTCATCTTGTGAAACGATAGCGTCTATTGCGGAATATTCCTCTCTATCCTTGTATTTTTTATTCTGTCTTAAGAATTCTTTTTTTATATTATCAGAGATACCGTCTGGATATACAAGATAGATGTGGGTAATTAGTGGGTCAATCTCTCTTAGGTTGACTGCATCCCATTGCTGACCTTTAATTCTATCGGTTCTCATAGATGTGGTTGTAAATAAAACCCATTTCGATTCATCATCAAAAATAATTAGAAACGGAGCATAGAATTGTTTACTGTTTCCATAGCCTTTTTTTCCAATCCTATATTCTCCTTTAACTTTAACAATGTATTCTGCGTCTTTACTGCGCTTTAGTATATTAGCAAGACTATCTTGCGCACTTTTTCCGTGTTTTGCCTTATCGGCATTTGAAAAAACCATAATAAAATCTCCTTTCATTGCTTAAGTAATCGATACATGGCTAATTCACAATATTCCCTTGAAATTTCAATCCCATAGGCTTTTCTATTTAGTGAATTAGCAGCAACTAATGTTGTACCACTTCCCATAAAAGGGTCTAAGATTATATCATCTATGTAACTAAATAATTTGATACATCTTTTCGGTAATTCAATAGGAAATGGTGCTGGGTGACCGATTTTACTTTTACTCTCGCCGTTAAAGGTCCAAAGTCCGTTTGTCCATTCGAAAAATTCGGAATTTGTAATGTCAGAAATACCTTGTCGTTCTTTTTTCCATTGTGATTTGTACATTACAACAATAAGTTCTACAGGTGCTATTATATGTGGCGAACTGGCACTCATAATAGAGCCTCGTGCATGACTGCCGATTATGTTTCCCTTATTCCAAATTATGCTTGTTCGATATTTCCAACCGACTTTTTTTGCAATGGTTGTAATGTCAGCACCTGTGCTTCTTATTTTTCCTTTGCCCGTATCTAACGGAATATTTAAACAAAGCCGACCGTCTTGTTTTGCGAGTGAATAACATTTTTGAAGCCAGTGTTCTGTAAATAATAAATAATCATCATAGTTTAGGTTATCATTTGAACCATTGTACTCTTTACATAAATTATATGGAGGAGATGTAATAATTAAGTCTATATGATTATTTGGTATCAAGTTTTCTTGAAGCATATCCTCACAAATTATTGCTGTATTTGAGTCTCTGAAATAAAGCTTTGTATTCATAATCGCATATATTTTACTGGCTTTCCATCATCATATCGTAATGCTGGCTCTGTTCCATATACATAAATATCTTACGGAAGATTTCTTTGCATTGTTCTGCGTTGGTTCCATCATCAATGTATGTGGATCCATCGTTAAATCCGATGGAATTTGCATTTATGTATGAGAGCATAGAAGATACGATGTTCAAATCCGTGGTATCTTCTTTGCCATATTCATCTACTTTAATGAAGCTGTCACGATTTTCCTTCAGTATTCTGTCACGGAGCGTTTTTCCTTCGTAGCCACAAAGCTGCAGAAAGTAATACTCCAAAATCTGACGGATTACATTCAGCAGCGGAACGGTAGTGTGCAGGTTTTTGAATTCACTCCATAAGGCCGCATATGAGTTCTTGACGGGGTTAACATTCACATCCTGCGTAGGTGCATCAGGATTAGCCTGTACGCACAGTTTAACGGTAGAAGAATTATCAATTTTCCTGATCAGATAAAAGTTGACATAATTAAAACGATTCACTTGATTGTAGGTTACTTCTCTATGGAAGTAAGCATTATGAGTTAGAATGAAAATCTGCTTTATATAATCGCCGTTTACCTCTTTGTTTTCTTCATCAATATTGTTGCGGCAGATTTCGATCATTTCTCTGACCAAAGCACTAACGATAAAAAGAGTACTACTATCCATACTAGAAACAGGATCATCAATAACAACGATTTTATCTTTCAAACCTTCTGTCGGATTCTCAAGTCCTTTTACTTTATGATAGAAATAGAGGAAAGCTATGAAGTTTCGTTCTCCCTCGCTTAACTTTTTCGCAACACGACCATTAGCTCTTATAACCTCATAAACATCCTTAGAACCCGCTTTCTCACGAAGCTGAAAGCCTTGAAAACCCGCATCTTTCAAAATCTGATTAATGCTCTTTACAGTGAGTTCAGTATTAGCACTACGCTGATTTAAGTCGGCTATGACGGTGTCGATGGCAGATATTTCTCCGTTTATTTTATCCAACTCATCCTTAATGGTTTGTAATTCTTCCTGCAATTTGACTTTTTCAGAACGGTATCTGTCAATTTCTGTTTTCATAACAGCTGCGAGATGTTGCAGGATCAATTTGCCACACTCTTTCTGTGTATCTTTCTGTGATGCAACTATATCGTTATGCTCTTGTATCAATTTGTTTATGTCAGCTATTATTCCATTGAGTTCATTGATAAGTGTATCAATATCCTGAAGGTTGACGGATGAGCCGGGTTCTGCCACCTTTCCTTTTATAGACTGCTGATTGAGTTCTATCGTTTTCCTTAAGATTTCCAACTTTGATGCATATGCATCGGATAAATCTGTTCTAAGATCTGTCAGTATATTTGAAGAAAGAATATTCAATACATGATTAGTTGCTTGCTCATATTGAACTTGGAATGATTGTAATAATCTAATATCAGACTGATACTGCTCGTCAAAGCAAGAAGCAATATCATCTTCAAATGAATCGGGCAACTTTTGCTGGCAGAATGGGCATTTACCATTTGCATCGGACACATAATGTTGATGACCTTGGTTGACCCAGTCGGTAGCCTTCAATGCTTTTATAAATTTTGCAAACTCTGTTTCGCTTCTGCTCGTTATGGGTGAATGAAGCAAATTATATCCGAGTGTATCAGATACATGTATATCCTGAACTGTTTTCAGGAGATCATAAGGCTTTGCGCTGTCGTCATATGCAGCATCGTACTTCTTTGCAAAATCTGTCAAATCTAATAGCCGAGGACTTTTAATATCTAAGAGTGCGGTGACAAGAGGCTCCTTTTGCTTTTTGGTCATAGCCTTTTTGAATGTATCTCGTATATCTTTAGTATCGTCCCAACATCTATCCTTTAATGTTTCAAAGGCTTTTGTGAGTTTAGTGCTGTTTTCAATTTTCTCTTTTTCTTTCTTTTCCTTTTCATCGGTCTTATCACGCTTTTTTGCAGTTTCTGCATCGATCTGATCTTGAATATCGCCTTTTTCTTTAGATAAAGTAAACACTCCGGGCATATTGTCATAGCGTCGCATATTATCGGCTATAAAGTCCTCGTTATACACAAGAAACTGATAATCGTTTGCTGATTTGCCTGTTCTAAATCCAAGACCTGTCTTTTCTGCGATAGCGGTAGCAATAGTTGATTTGCCAGTGCCGTTATTTCCGAAAAAGAAATTTATAAATGTCGGTGTTTCAACTTCAGCATTCGTGTATGTTGCATCATTTAGCATGATGGATGTTATTTCTGATTCCTGCTTTTTTCTCTCCATAGTATCCTCCTCTATTCTGTTATTTTTCCGTCACGTACCCACTGGTCTACCTCGGAAATCTTGAATTTATAACGCTTGCCAGCTTTATAAACAGGCAATTTCCCATTTTTTATCCAAGCCCGTATCGTATCCTTGCTGACACTTAAATGCTCAGCTATATCCTCTAAATTGACCCATTTCTCATTTGCTTCAGTATTGTTTTCCATAACCGCTCCTTCATAAGGTGCTTGGTATCATCACCTGTATGTTTTCTTTTTTGAATAGTTCTATGATGTTTATTTCTTTTAAAGTCCAATGAACATGGTTTAATTCATTGGAGTATGTGACACTGTCAAGTCCCATCTTATCAGATATCTCATTTAATCGTTGCTGATCTATGGTGCAAATATAATGAAATGTGACACATATACTCGTAGAGTGCTTCTCAATTTTTGTAATCATTCCATATAAAGCACGTTGATTTGTACCTGCTTGTGCCTGTCCTTCATTTATACGAGCTATTATCGTAGGGTATTTTTTAAGTTTTTCTACAGCACTCGGAGTTAAACGTGCATACTTTTCCTTTAATCTACTTGATATATTTTTGGTAAGAGTTAACTCGGGCGGCATTGATAATACACCGTGTCCTGAAAAATTCTCCTCAATAACGATTAGATTATAATGGCTTGGGTCAACCTCTATCTGTATATCTGTAGGAATATCTCCGTCCATAGGATTAGCCGCAGGAACCTGTATGGTATAAAAAATATTGTGCTGAGTAAGGTTTAACTCTTGTATGGTTTCAGCTTGTATGCCATTTTTCCCTGTGTTAATAAATTTTGCTTGTTGCCCCACTTGGAGTTCACCACTTTGGCGGGATATTATTTTCTTTGCCATACTCGACCTCCTAATCGTCAAACTTGATAGTGAGGCTTTGAATTGTTTCTGCTTGAACTACTCCGCTTGCAAAGTTTTGAAATTTAGCAGCATACATTGTTTGATTGGTTGTTTCGTTAGTCATGCTTTCTGATGCATTTATATCATCGTATTCGATTTTCTGCTCAGTATTTGTATCTTCAAATGGCATATTATTCGCCTCAATATTTTTAACATCAATATCTTCTCTAATAATACTCTCTCCGACAGTGCCAATGTATTTATTTCTGCTCGGATACCATGAGTTATATGTAGCCGCTCCATTTTTATTTTTATCATGGCGGTGCATAATAACATAGTGCCATACACCAAGAACAAACGACTCAATATAAAAGGTATCTACACTATTTAATTCCTTCTTTTTGGTGGGATGAGAAGTCCCATCAATAAAGAACTCATCATCAGCATCAATTATTTTATCTTCATCAATCAATCCGAGAAGAGAGCGAACCAACTGTACATATTTATTCGGATCTATAAATTCCAGCACGAATTCTGAGGTCATCTGTAAAGCCTTGGAGTTTGTGCTTTTTATATCTTCATCAAATTTCCTGCGTAAATCATAGTCAGAAAATTGTGTATAAGCCTCTAATGAGTCAGAACAAGATTTGAATTTACTCGTATAAGGTTTCAAACTTGTGCCCCCGAAAAAATCCGAAAGTTGAAATATTGAAATAAGCCTCCTGAATGTTTCTTGTTCAGAGAGGCTTTCCTTTTGACACTTGGTGTGCTCTGTGGCAGATGCAAGTTGTGGTCTTGCTCTAAGTATCTGGGCAAGGAATGTACCGCCACATAGATATGGACTTATCTTATTTGTCATAGGTTTCCTCTGGTTTTCAAAATATTAACTCAATTAACAGCTAAAGTGTGTTGCTTTTAACCCAATTAACAATAATCTTTTCATTAATAAAGATGGTATGGAACAGTTGATACAGGTTAGAGCTACTCCTATCAAATCATACTAATTCATTATATCATAGAAACACACTTTTTACCAGAGTTTATGTGTAAAATCCTCGAAAAAAATAAGACTTTGTACGGAACACATAAAGAAGAAATGGTTGAGATGTGTATTTTGCGAACGACAGTCTTCCGATGATAGAGGCGGTACTGCAAATCAATGACAATGGAGTTTAACTCCGAATAAAAAATTAACAACAAGCCTGAATAACGTTATAGGGCAATGTTGGATACATATATTACGGCTTGCTGAATTTTTTAGCAAGAACAGTAATATGCGTACCCTTTGTTTGCTATACCCTTTTCAGGCATAGTGGTCGGGTCGCATATACTGCACCCGACTCTTTTTGTATCTTCATTGCCCTTCCGTCAACAGGCGGAAAGGAAAAATCATGAAAACCAAAAAGACACCGCAGAGCAAAAGAGGTACATACAAGCTGTTTGATGAAAGCAACAAACTTGTTGCTGAGTACAAACCTGGCAAGGACGGAGTTACTGAACTGGATATTCTGAATTTGCATAAAATTGATGACAATGAGGTATATGTTAATTCCAAAGAAAGAAAACTGCCAAAATGGTACAAACCGCATTATGACGAATGGAAGGCGAAATTCATTGAAGATTTTATAGTCAAGGCTGGACGTGAGCCATTCAACAATGAAATTCCAGGAGGTCATCGGAAGTATGAGTCATGGGAGCAGCAGGAAACATCGGACGGTGATGAGCTTGGTGACAGTAGTCGCTTAGAGGCGGAAACATCTGTTTTGTTAGAAGAAGAAATACCAGCCCCTGTTTTTCGTTTGCGTGAGATTGTAGCGACAATGCCGGAACAATGGCAGAAGATTTATCATCTGGTGCTGATTGATTCGATGTCTAAGGCAGCAGTAGGTCGCATTTTGGGTATCAGCGATGTTCGTGTCGGTCAAATCGTAAAGAAGATTAATGCAAAAATCGCTGCAGACGAAGAACTGAAAAAACTTTTTCACTGATACTTCGGATTTTCCTATTTTCGTTTGCCTATAGGGGTGTAAGGGGAAAACGATATAGCCCTTGCAGAAAGGTAGGTAACTGATATGACACTCAAACATAGGATACGCATCAATGTCACTGATGAAAAATCCAAGACAAAAGTTCTTGAAGGTGCTGAACGCAGGTTGCCGATGAAATTGCTCCGTTTTCTTTTCGGAGAGTTCACAACGGTATATCTGCTGTCACCCGGACAGAGTGTTGAATCGGTAGAAGTTCATGAAGTCAAGAAAGGAGGAAACCTCAATGGGAAAAACAAGCGAGTTGTCAATTCTCATTGATGAACTTAAAAACTGCGGTGAAGCGCTTATAGGTATTTCACAAGGCTTGTCCGAACTGTTCAGCGGTGCAGCCGAAAATCAAAAATCAGATGAGCCGACAACGGTGTTGGAAGAACAGTCAAAAACAGCCGAGGAAAAAGTCTTAACTCTTGAAGAAGTAAGAGCAGTTCTTGCCGAGAAATCTCGTGCAGGATTTACAGCTCAAATCAGAGAAATCCTTGTAAAGCACGGTGCTGAAAAGCTGTCTGCGGTGAATTCGTCAGAATATGAGGCTTTGCTCAAAGAAGTGGAGGTGCTTTAATATGCCCGATACACACGCAGTTTTGTCACCTTCTTCCAGTGCAAGGTGGCTTTCTTGTACTCCTTCAGCTCGTTTGTGTGCAGAAAAAGAAGATAAGACAAGTGAGTATGCAATACAAGGTTCTTCAGCTCACGCTCTTGCGGAATACAAGTTGAAAAAATCATTGGGACAGCCGACTGAGGACCCAAAAGAAAATCTTACATATTTTGATAAGGAAATGGACGATTGCACAGACAGCTATCAGCAGTATGTCATTGAAAAACTTACAGAGATAAAGCAGATATGCAAAGACCCTGTTGTTCTTGTAGAGCAGAAACTTGATTTTTCAAAATATGTGCCTGATTCATTCGGAACAGCGGATTGCGTGATTGTCGCAGATAATACACTAACTGTAATTGATTTTAAGTATGGGGTTGGAATACTTGTCAATGCAGAACAAAATACACAGATGATGCTTTATGCCCTGGGTGCTTTGATTATGTTTGACGGTATCTATGATATTGAAACAGTCACAATGACCATTTTTCAGCCAAGACGGGATAATGTAAGCACTTTTTCAATGAGAAAATCCGAGCTTATTGACTGGGCAGAAAGTGTTCTGAAACCCAAAGCCGAGCTTGCCTATAAGGGCGAGGGTGAATTTAATGCGGGCAGTCACTGTCAGTTCTGCAAGGTGAAAGCAACTTGTCGCAAAAGGGCGGAATACAACCTTGAACTTGCAAAGTATGATTTTAAAATGCCCGACAGTCTTGAAGATGATGAAATTGAAATCGTACTGTCAAAGGCTGATGAATTCATATCGTGGCTTGGTGATGTGAAGGAATATGCTCTGAATCAAGCACTGCAAGGCAAGCAGTGGAAGGATTATAAACTTGTTGAAGGTCGTTCCAACAGAAAGTACAAAAACGAAAGTGCTGCGGCAAAGATTGTTGAAGATGCAGGTTTTGACCCGTATGAACATAAGGTTCTGGGAATAACTGCTATGGCAAAAATGCTGGGCAAAACAAAATTCAATGAACTGCTCGGTGACTTCATCGAAAAGCCACAGGGCAAACCAACTTTAGTTCCTATGTCGGACAAGCGTCCGACTATGAAAAATACAGCAAAAGAAGATTTTAAGGAGGAAATTTAAAATGTCAAAGTTTAATAACCCGACAAAAGTAATCACAGGAGTGGATACCAGATGGAGTTACGCAAATGTCTGGGATCCGAAGTCAATCAATGGTGGCACACCGAAGTACAGTGTTTCGCTTATCATTCCTAAGTCCGACAAGGTAACCATTCAGAAAATCAAGGCTGCTATTCAGGCGGCTTACGAGGAAGGCGAAAGCAAGCTGAAGGGCAACGGCAAGTCAGTGCCTTCCCTCTCTGTTCTCAAGACACCTCTTCGTGACGGTGACCTTGAAAGACCTGATGATGAGGCTTACAAGAATGCTTACTTTGTAAATGCTAATTCTGCAACAGCACCCGGAATCGTAGATGCCGACAGACAGCAGATTATCGACAGAAGTGAGGTGTACAGCGGTGTGTACGGCAGAGCTTCTATCAACTTCTATGCCTTTAACTCCAACGGAAACAAGGGTATCGCCTGCGGTCTGAACAATCTTCAGAAAATCAGAGACGGTGAACCTCTTGGCGGAAAAGCGAGTGCTGAGTCCGACTTTGCAACAGATGATGACGATGATTTTCTTAATTAACGGAGGTACAATCAAATGAAAGATTTTATGATTTATATGTCATTTGGTACTTCCGTAGGCTTGTTTATTAGTTGCATTATGATTTTGATTGATACTGCAATTGAAAAGCATAAATGCAAAAAGAAAAACAAGGAAAAGAAAGATAAGAAATAGCTGAATAGCGGTGGCGGAGGTTAATAAATCTCCGCCATTTACTTCATATGGAGGTGCAAAGTGAAAAAAATCAGTATTGATATTGAAACATTTTCAGATGTTGACCTTAATAAATGCGGTGTATATAAGTACACGGAATCGGATAAATTTGAAATTTTACTTTTCGGCTATTCTGTTGACGGCGGAGAAATTTGTGTTATAGACCTTGCCTGCGGAGAAACAATACCTGATGAAATATTAAAAGCACTGACTGATGAAAAAGTCACAAAGTGGGCATTTAACGCATCTTTTGAACGCATATGTCTGTCAAAATATCTGAGAACAAATTATCCTCAATACTTTAAAAGCTACAATTCCGATGACATAGCTTTGAAAAGGTATTTAAATCCCACATCATGGAAATGCACTATGGTGTGGTCGGCATATATGGGACTGCCATTATCCTTAAAAGCTGTGGGAGAGGTTTTGAAACTTTCGGAGCAGAAAATGGATGAGGGTAAGGCACTTATCAGATATTTCTCTGTTCCCTGCAAGCCTACCAAAGCCAATGGAAACAGAATGAGAAACCTTCCTGAAGATGATATTGATAAGTGGGAAACCTTCAAAGCATATAACAAGAGAGATGTTGAGGTGGAAATGGGCATACAGAAAAAGCTGTGTAATTTCCCGGTTCCGAATTTTATATGGGAGGAGTATTGGCTCGATCAGGAGATAAATGACCGTGGTATTGCTCTTGATATGGAGGTGGTCGCCAATGCCATAACTCTTGATGAAGTTACCAAGGAAAAGCTGAAATCGTTAATGCAGAATATTACCGACCTTGAAAATCCGAACTCTGTGGCACAGATAAAGGAGTGGCTCTGCAATAACGGTGTGGAGGTAGAATCTCTTGGTAAAAAAGAAGTAAAAGAGCTCTTAAAAACTGCGCCGCCTGAACCGGCAGCGGTACTGGAACTTCGTCAACAGCTTGCCAAATCATCGGTAAAGAAATATCAGGCTATGCAAAATGCGGTGTGTGAGGATAACCGTGCAAGAGGAATGTTTCAATTTTACGGTGCAAACAGAACCGGGCGGTTCAGCGGCAGACTGATTCAACTTCAGAATTTACCGCAGAACCATATGCCCGATTTGGAACAGGCTCGTGAATTGGTAAGGACGGGAAATTTTAAAGCACTTGAAATGCTCTATGATGACATTCCTGATACGCTTTCCCAGCTTATACGCACAGCATTTGTTCCGAGAAAAGGAATGAAATTTATAGTATCCGACTTCTCCGCCATTGAGGCGAGGGTGATTGCCCATATTGCCGATGAAGCATGGAGAACCGAGGTGTTTAAGAACGGCGGTGATATTTACTGTGCGTCTGCAAGTCAGATGTTTCAATGCAAGGTGGAAAAGCACGGGGAGAACGCTCATCTCCGTCAAAAAGGAAAAATCGCAGAATTGGCTCTGGGTTACGGCGGTGCTGTGGGCGCATTAAAGGCTATGGGTGCAATTGAAATGGGACTTTCGGAAGATGAATTACAACCGCTTGTTGACAGCTGGAGAAATGCCAATCCCAATATCGTAAAACTGTGGTGGGATGTTGACCGATGTGTCAAGGAAACTGTAAAAAAGAGAACTGTAACCCAAACAGACGGTATTAAATTCATTTATCAGAGCGGTATGCTGTTTATACACTTGCCAAGCGGCAGACGACTGTCATATGTAAAACCAAGGATTGGTGAAAATAAATTCAGTGGTGAGTCTGTTACCTATGAAGGTACAGGCAGTACAAAGAAATGGGAACGCATCGAAAGCTACGGTCCGAAATTCGTTGAGAACATAGTTCAGGCTATCAGCAGAGATATTCTCTGCTATGCTATGAAAACGCTGTCGAAATGTTTTATCGTGGGCCATGTGCATGATGAAATAATAATTGAGTGTAGTGAAAATACAACCGTTGAAGAAATCTGTAATCAAATGGAAAAAACACCGCCGTGGTTACCCGGACTTTTACTGCAAGCTGACAGCTATGAAACAAAGTTTTACAAAAAAGATTGATAATGAGGTTCTTAAAATCAGGGTATCTGTCCTTTAACTTTCAGAAGGCAGATGCCCTGTTTTTCTGTGAAATTTTTTGTAGGTACTTCGGATTAGTCCGTTTTCTTTTGCCTATAGCCACAGAAGGCAGAATATATGCCTTACTTTTTAGAAATCGGAGGTAATTCGTATGTATGAATTACAAACATTCAGTAATACAGAGCTTGGCTCTGTAAGAACAGTAACCATTGACAGCAAACCTTATTTTGTAGGTAAGGATGTAGCGGAGATACTCGGTTATTGCAACACAAGAGATGCACTTGCGAAAAGAGTAGATGATGAGGATAAGTTAGATGGGGTAGCAATTTGCGACTCCATAGGCAGAGAGCAGAAACCGGTCTTAATCAATGAATCAGGTCTGTACAGCCTTATTCTTTCAAGCAAACTCCCGGGTGCAAAGAAGTTCAAGCGTTGGGTAACATCAGAAGTACTCCCTGCTATACGCAGACACGGTATGTATGCTACAGACGATTTGATTGCCAATCCCGATATTGCCATCGCAGCATTTACAGCTTTGAAACAAGAGCGAGAGAAAGCTAAGGCTCTTGCAGAAACAGTGGCGGTGCAGAATCAGCAGATAGCCGAAATGAAACCGAAGGTATCCTATTACGACATTGTCCTGCAGTGTAAGGATGTACTCCCGATAAGTGTTATTGCAAAGGACTACGGTTGGAGCGCCAACAAGATGAACAAGTACCTTCACAACAAGGGCGTGCAGTTTAAACAGGGCAACAAGATATGGCTTCTTTATCAGAAGTATGCCGACAAGGGATATACCTCGACAAAGACCCATGTTTATTCTGATTCTCATAATAATCAACATACGGCAGTGCATACATACTGGACACAGCAAGGTCGTTTATTTATCTATAGTCTTATGAAATCAGATGGCAACCTTCCGCTTATAGAACAGGGGGACTAAGCTTATGGATAAGTTTAATAGCGAGGGTTATTTAGACCTCACAACATACCGGGCATTAGTAAAAATTGAACAGGAAGAAAGGGCAGCCCGAAAGGCTGCCAACTTCCGTCCGCTTGTATATATTTGCAGTCCGTACAGCGGTGATATTGATAACAATACAAAAAAGGCAAGGTTATATTCTCGTTTTGCTGTGACCAAGGGTACTATCCCTTTGGCGGTACATTTATTGTTTCCGCAGTATATTTCGGAGAAATGTGAAAGAACTTTAGCTCTTTTTATGGGAGCAGTAATCCTTGGAAAATGTAAAGAGGTATGGGTGTTTGGTGACACTATATCTGAAGGTATGGCTAGTGAGATAGCCAAGGCAAAGAAGATGGGTAAGATTATCCGTTATTTCACTGAGGGACTGGAGGAGATCACACATGAAGATAAAGGTAGCTGTTTGCAATAAAAAGACTGATAAGAAATACAAGAATCAGGAACACGAATGGGATTACCTCGTTGACCGTAACCGTAATCCTATAAGGACAACGGAAACAGCAGAGGAATATCCCAAGATGTCAAAGGTGCAAAGAGATAATGCAAAGGACATCGGCGGTTTTGTAGGAGGTTGGCTCAAAGGTGGTATCAGAAAGAACGGTTGTGTTATAAGCCGTATCCTTGGTACCCTTGATGCCGATCACATTGATGATAATGATGCTTTTATGCTTGCGGTAAAGACTGCACTTGTTGGGGTGACATATTTTCTTTACTCCACGCACAGTCATACACCGGAAAATCCGAGGTACAGAATAGTCATTCTTTTTGCAAGAGAAGTGAGTGAGGATGAATATCCTGCGGTTACAAGAATGATTGCAAAGCAGATAGGTATGGATTATTTTGATGATTCCACATATCAGGCAAACAGAATGATGTATTGGGCATCGTGTCCTTCAAACGGTCAGTTTGTATTTGACGAACAAAAGATTGAACCTCTTGACCCGGATAAATATCTCGGTATGTATTTCGATTGGAGAGATGTGGCGGAGTGGCCGACCTCTACCAGACAGTCAGAGGTTATAAAGGCAAAGGGCAAGGAACAGGCAGACCCTTTACAGAAGGACGGTATCGTAGGTGTGTTCTGCCGTGCCTATTCCATCAGAGAAGTAATGTCGGAATTCTTAAGTGATGTATATGCTCCGACCTCAAATGATAACCGTTTTGACTATATTCCTGCGGAAAGTATGGCGGGAGTAATGGTCTTTGATGATAAATTCGTATATAGCTTTCACGAGTCGGATCCTGCATGTGGCAAGGAACTGAATGCCTTTGACCTTGTAAGGGTACATAAATTTCCGAGTGATGATGAGAAAAAATCTTTCAAAGAGATGGCTGACTTTGCAAGTAAGGACGAGAAGGTAAAACTGCTTATATTGCAAGAAAAACAGAAGAATGCACAGGCAGATTTTACGGCCGATGATGACTCGTGGAAGAAATATCTCGAATACGAATCACGCTCAACGGTTTTGATGAACAATCTTCATAATATTACTTTGATTATGGAGAACGACAGCAATTTGAGAAGTATTGTGTTTAATCAGCTTGCAGATGGTATGGAAATCAAAGGTGTTGTCCCCTGGAAACATCCTGCAAAATTCTGGCGTGATGCCGATGATGCACAGCTTATAAGCTATATCGACTCCAACTATGGTACTTTTTCCGAAAGGAACTATCGCATAGCTGTGACCAAGGTATCCGATGATCGCTCCTATCACCCTATAAAGGAGATGTTTGAGTCACTTCCGCCTTGGGATGGCATTAAGAGAGCGGAAACAATACTAATTGATTATCTCGGTGCGGATGATAATGATTATATTCGTGCAGTAACAAGGAAGGCTTTATGTGCTGCTTATATGCGTGTATATAATCCGGGAATTAAGTTTGACACGATGATTGTTCTTAACGGTGCACAGGGCATCGGTAAAAGTACATTGATATCATTGCTTGGAATGGATTGGTTTTCTGACAGCCTTACACTTTCTGATATGAACGATAAGACAGCCGCTGAAAAACTTCAGGGCTATTGGATTTTGGAAATTGGTGAGCTTGCCGGAATGAAAAAGGCGGATCTGGATAAGGTTAAGGCTTTTATTTCAAGACAGGACGATAAGTACCGTGCGAGTTTTGGCAGAAGAGTCACACCTCATCCAAGACAATGTGTGTTCTTTGGAACGACCAACAGCGAGAACGGATATCTCCGTGATATTACGGGAAACCGCAGATTTTGGAATGTCAAGGTAAACGGTGATGGCAAATATAAGCCGTGGGAGTTAGACAGTAAAACAATAAAGCAAATATGGGCGGAGGTTGTTCAAATTGCCGAATCGGGAGAAAAGCTGTATCTCGACCCCAAACTTGAGGCTTATGCCAAGCAGGAGCAGCGAAAAGCTATGGAACACGATGAGCGTGAAGGATTGGTGCGTGAATACCTTGAAATATTACTGCCCGATAATTGGGATAGTATGGATATCTATAGTCGCAGGGAATATCTGCGTGATAAAGACAACCCTACACATCCCGTGGGAACGGTCAGAAGAGAAACGGTCAGTAATATGGAGATATGGTGCGAATGCTTCGGCAAATCAAAAGAGGATATGCGTCCTTCTGACTCCTATGCTATTTCTGCATTGATGGTGATAGTTGACGGATGGGAAAGGTCAACCCGACTGAAGCGTGACCCGATTTATGGAAGACAAAGGGTGTATATCAGAACGGACGCATGGTTGTGTTGATTGTACAGAAATTGTTCCGAGAGTTGTTCCATCACGCAAAGGGCGTATTTATGGGATGATATGCACTTCTGCGGAACAGATGAACAAGAATTACTTTATAGACCCAAAAGAAAAAATTAAAGGTGTTCAGAAAGTGTGCGTATACACATTCGCGTGTAAAGGGAATTTTGTATTCACTTGTTACCCCGATATTGAGAAAGTCCTTGATTTCAAGGATTTTTTGATGGAACAGGTCTTTGAACAAGCAATGGAACAGAACAAGATATGGAGGTCATATGAGAGAAAAAGTCATAGAACAGAAACTTGTAAAGTCAGTAAAGCAAATGGGCGGCATCTGTCCTAAATTTGTATCACCCGGCTTTGACGGAATGCCGGACAGACTTGTGCTTTTACCTTTTGGGAAGATTGCATTTGTTGAAGTAAAAGCACCAAACAAAAAACCTCGCCCTTTACAAAAGGCAAGGCATAGATTGCTTAAAAAACTCGGTTTCAAGGTGTATGTGCTTGATGATGCAGAACAGATTGGAGGGATAATTGATGAAATACGAACCGCATAGCTATCAGAAGTATGCTATTGAATATTTGAAATCACACCCTGTGTCAGCTTTGTTTTTGGATTGCGGTTTAGGAAAAACTTCAATCACGCTGTCTGCAGTAAACGAGCTGTTGTTTGACAGCTTCGAAGTGCGTAAGGTGATTGTTATAGCACCTGTACGTGTTGCAAAATTTTCATGGCCTGACGAGATAAAGAAATGGGATCACCTTTCAGAACTGAGATACTCATTAGCTGTTGGTACAGAGGAACAACGAATTGCGGCGCTTAATGCAGATGCAGACATCTACATAATCAACCGAGAAAATATTCAATGGCTTGTTGAGAAAAGCGGCATTTCCTTTAACTTTGATATGCTTGTAATAGACGAGCTTTCATCATTCAAAAATCATCAGACAAAACGCTTTAAAGCACTGATGAAGGTAAGACCAAAGGTGAAACGCATAGTCGGCTTAACAGGCACTCCGTCAAGTAACGGACTTATGGATTTATTTGCCGAGTTTAAACTACTTGATATGGGAGAGCGACTTGGCAGATTTATCGGACAGTACAGAAATAAGTATTTCAGACCCGACAAAATGAATGGACAGGTTGTTTATTCATACAAGCCGCTTCCCAATGCCGAACAAGCCATATATGAAAAAATCTCCGACATTACTGTTTCAATGAAAGCCAATGAATACCTGAAAATGCCGGAGCTTGTAGTCAGCAATTATGAGACCCAGTTATCGGACAAAGAGAGAAAGTACTATGACGAAATGAAGAAGAATTTAGTCCTTGAAATTGCAGAGGGAGAAATCACTGCATCAAATGCTGCATCACTGCCAAACAAGTTGTGCCAAATGGCAAACGGTGCGATTTATGATGATAAGCAGAACATCATTGAAATTCACAACAGAAAACTTGACGCACTTGAGGACATTATTGAAAGTATGAACGGCAAACCCCTTTTGGTCGCCTATTGGTACAAGCACGATTATGAAAGAATTGCAGAACGGCTTAAAAGTCTGCATATTCCCTTTTCAAAACTTGATACAGATGAAAGTATTGAAAGATGGAATAAAGGCGAAATCCCGGTAGCACTTATACACCCGGCATCGGCTGGACACGGACTCAATCTTCAAAGCGGAGGTTCAACACTTGTGTGGTTCGGCTTAACATGGAGTCTTGAACTATATCAGCAGACAAATGCAAGGCTGTACCGACAAGGTCAGAAAAATACTGTTGTAATTCAGCACATTATCACCAAAGGCACTATTGATGAGCAGATTTTAAAGGCACTGCAAAGAAAAGATAAAACACAGTCGGATTTGATAGACGCTGTTAAGGCGGATTTAGGAGGTTTTCTAAAATGACAGCAAAGGAATATTTAAGTCAGGCATATCACCTTGACAAGAGAATAGACTCAAAGATTGAACAGCTGAAAGCACTCAATCTTCTTGCAACAAAATGCACATCCACATTATCGGATATGCCAAAAAGTCAAAGCATCAGTAACTCCCGTTTAGAGGATACTGTTGTAAAAATTGTTGATTTACAGGAAGAGATAAATAGGGACATAGACAGGCTTGTGGATTTAAAGCGAGATATTGTGAGAGCAATAAAAAAGGTTAAAAAGCCGGAGTATCAGATACTTCTTGAACTGCGATATTTATGCTTTAAAACATGGGAGGAAATTGCGGTTAAGATGAATTGCAGTATCGACAATGTGTTCAAGATGAGGAATAAAGCCTTAAAAATTTTTGAAATTCCTGAAAGTTGACAGTAAATTCCATAGAATTACAGTATGGACATCTGCTATAATATAAACAGTGAAATAGACTTTGAAAGCCTTGTGGAGAAATCCGCAGGGCTTTTCTTTTGCCCCAAAGGAGGTGTGACACTTGCCAAGAAAACCGAAACGACCCTGTGCCTTTCCCGGCTGTCCTAACCTTACTGAAAAACAGTATTGTCAACAGCACGAGAAAGAACAGAACAAACGCTACAACAAATATGAACGCAGAGCAGATGTAAACATAAAGTACGGCAGAGCTTGGCGAAAGGTTCGTGAGCGTTATGTGTCGGCACACCCGTTGTGTGAGATGTGTCTTGGGGAAGGTAGATTTACACCTGTTGATGAAGTGCATCATATTATTCCTGTTTCACAAGGCGGAACGAATGAGGAAAATAATCTGATGTCATTGTGTAAAAGCTGTCACAATAAAATTCACCTTGAAATCGGTGACAGACAAATAAGACGGTGACCGGTAGGGGGGTAAAAATCTCTACAGCTTTCATCTCGGACAACGGCCCGGGGTGTCACGCACAAAAATTGCGGTTCAAACGGGGTATTAAACCCGAACAGAAAACGGAGGTGATTTTAATATGGCTAAAGACGGTACAAACCGTGGCGGCAGACGAGTTCGTGCAGGCGACAAGCCTATGTCTGCTGCGGAGAAAATACAAAAAGTTCAGACTGTACGGGTGATGGAAAACAATCTGCCCGTACTCACTCCCACAGAGCTTGAGGCTGTGGATTTGCCCGAGGGAGCAGTTATTGAGGGAGCAGATATGCCAAAGCCCAGCGACTACCTGTCAGCAAGGCAGAAAAACGGAGTTCCGCTCGGTGCTGATGAAATATACAAAGAAACCTGGCTGTGGCTTAAAGATCGTGGCTGCGAGCGTTTGGTAAATCCGAGATTAATTGAAGCATATGCTCAGGCATTCGCAAGATACATTCAGTGCGAGGAAGCCACAAGCACCTACGGATTGCTCGGCAAGCACCCTACCACAGGCGGTGTTATTACTTCTCCGTTTGTGCAGATGTCGCAGCAGTATCAAAAGAGTGCCAACCTCATATGGTATGAGATTTATGGCATAGTGAAGGAAAACTGCACAGTTCCTTTTGAGGACAATCCCAACGACACAATGGAGTTGTTGCTCAGAAGAAAGAGAGGAAACTAATATGAATTTCAGATTAAACCGCTTTATGAAAAAACTTAAAAACTGCAGACCATACCTTTCAAAGCAACAGTACCGCACACTCAAAGGTCAGGCTTTGGCTGGCGATATTGACGGTGCACAGAAAGGTCTGAATTCACTTTTGAGGAGGTATGCGTATGAACACAACAACAGAAATGCAGCTTGTTCCCGTTGAAAAGCTGATACCATATATCAACAATGCAAGAACCCACAGTGACGAGCAGATAAAGAAACTGCGCTCATCACTGCGTGAGTTCGGTTTTATCAATCCTGTAATCATTGACAGAGATTTCAATGTCATAGCTGGACACGGCAGAATTTTAGCTGCAAAGGCAGAAAACATTTCAGAAGTACCCTGTGTGTTTGTTGATTACCTGAATGATGCACAAAAGAAAGCCTACATCTTAGCCGATAACCGTATGGCTATGGATGCCGGCTGGGACGAAGAGCTTTTGAGAGTTGAAATTGAGTCCTTGCAAGGTTCGGATTTTGATGTATCTCTTACAGGCTTTGACGAAACTGAAATAGCAGAGCTTTTTGCCGATGATAACGATGATGTAAAAGATGATGATTTTGATGTTGAGGGCGAGCTTGAAAAACCGCCTGTTACAAAAAGCGGTGACCTATGGCTGCTCGGCAATCACAGACTTATCTGCGGTGACAGTACAAAGGAAGATACATATACTCGCCTTATGGACGGTAAGAAAGCAAACCTTGTTGTGACGGACCCGCCGTACAATGTCAATTACGAAGGCAGTGCCGGAAAAATCAAGAACGATAACCTTGAAAATGATAAGTTCTATCAGTTTTTGCTCGATGCTTTCCAAAACACAGAAAAGGCTATGGCAGATGATGCAAGCATCTATGTTTTCCACGCAGATACAGAGGGACTAAATTTCAGAAAAGCATTTGCAGACGCAGGTTTTTATCTATCAGGCACTTGCATATGGAAAAAGCAGAGTCTTGTCCTTGGCAGAAGTCCGTATCAGTGGCAGCACGAGCCGGTTCTGTTCGGCTGGAAGAAGAACGGGAAACACAAGTGGTACTCCGACAGAAAGCAGACCACAATATGGGAGTTTGACAAGCCTAAGAAAAACGGCGACCACCCCACAATGAAACCTGTTCCGCTGATTGCATATCCGATTAAAAATTCAAGTATGACAAACTGCATCGTACTTGATCCCTTCGGCGGCAGCGGAAGTACACTAATAGCCTGTGAGCAGACAAACAGAATTTGCTGCACATCAGAGCTTGACGAAAAGTACTGCGATGTCATTGTAAAGAGATACATCGAACAGGTCGGCACAACTGAAAATGTGTATGTGGTGCGTGATGGTCAGACTATTAAGTTTGATGAGTTGGAGGTTAGTGCTGATGAGCAGTAAGGCATTAACCCTTGGCAGTCTGTTTGACGGTTCAGGAGGGTTTCCGTTAGGAGGACTTCTTTCCGGTATTACACCTGTGTGGGCATCGGAAATCGAGCCGTTCCCTATTCGTGTGACAACGAAAAGACTTCCGCAGATGAAACATTATGGTGATGTATCAAAATTAAACGGAGCAGAACTTCCGCCTGTTGATATAATCACCTTCGGAAGTCCGTGCCAGGATATGAGCGTTGCAGGAAAAAGAGCCGGTCTGTCTGGTTCAAGAAGTAACCTCTTTTATGAGGCGGTAAGAATTGTAAAGGAAATGAGGTGTAAAACCAATGGCAAATATCCAAGATTTGTGGTGTGGGAAAATGTCCCCGGAGCGTTCTCGTCAAACAAGGGCGAAGACTTCAAGGCAGTCCTCGAAGAAATCTGCAAAATCAAAGACGATACATTATCTGTATCTCAACCTAAAAGCGGAAAATGGAAAAACGCAGGAGAAATCGTGGGAGATGCGTTCTCCGTTGCGTGGCGAGTGTTTGACGCTCAATATTGGGGAGTTCCCCAACGAAGAAAACGCATCTACCTTGTCGCAGATTTTGCAGGAGAATGTGCCGAAGAAATACTATTTGAGCAAAAAAGCCTGTCAGGGAATTCTCCGCAGAGCGTCAGCAAGAGGAAAACAACTCCCACCGATGCTAAAGATTGCGTTGGAGCAACAGGCTTTGACGGATACAATGGTCAGCTGACAGGAGATGTATCTTCTACAATCGGTGTGAACTGCGGTATGTCCACTGGAAGAAACGGTATAGTTCTCAATGACCAAGGCGGCAACAGAATGGATATTACCGAGGATGTGACCTGCACACTCCGTGCCGAGGCACACCACCCACCCTGTGTGTTGGAGTCGGCAGGCTTTTGCACGGAACATTCCGCAAAGAGCCGTGGCATAGGCTATGAGGAAGAAACCTCACCTACCATTCGTGCCGGTACAGTTCTGGCTGCCGTGATGTTTGAAAATCACAGTCAGGATACGAGATACACAGGCCCCGTTGAGAAAGCTCCCACAGTTCTTTCAACCTACGGCACTGGTGGAAACAATCAGCCGTTTGTAATCGAAACACCTAAAACTCTGAAAATTCGCTCAGGCTGTGACGGTGGCGGCAAAGGTGCTTTAGTTCAGGATAATAAATCAGCAACACTATCCTGCAACAATGACCAGACTGTATTTGTACCGCAAGCCTACGGTATCTGCTCAAAGGACAGCAATTCAATGAAGTCCGATAATCCGAACAGTGGTTTTTACAAGGCTGAAACTTCACGGACACTTGATTTAAACGGAGGAAACCCCTCTTGTAATCAAGGCGGTATTGCCGTTGTATCTATTCAAGGCTCAATGATTGGAAGAAAAGACGAGAATGGCCCACAGGGTGACGGCATAAACGAAGATGTCAGCTTTACTCTTAACGCAACTGACAAACACGCAGTTGCCTATGGGATTGACAGGGCGGCTTTTAATCAGGGACAGAATGCAAAGTATGACTTTGCCGTTGAAACAGAAAAACAGCCGACAATGGTTGCAAAGGGTCCGGGCGCTGTTGCTGCGCCTACATACAGTTCAAGCAAAGCATCTTTCTTTACAAAGGTACAAAAGGAAAAAGCAAATACACTTGTTGCCACCGATTACAAAGACCCGCCAATTGTTAATGACAATTCAAGCTACGGTTTTTATCCACAGATGAAAGCCGAATGTATTACCTTTACCAAAGAAAAAAGTGGATGCATTGTGAACGGAACAAATCCGGGATTTCAGAACGGAGTCCTTGAATCAAGCTATATCGTGAGAAGATTAACACCAACGGAATGTGCCAGACTGCAAGGCTTTCCCGACTGGTGGTGCAGTGGTCTTGAAACGGAAAATCCGACTGAAGAAGAGCTTAATTTCTGGAGAGATGTTTTCAAAACCTTTGCGAAGATTAACGGCACAAAAGTAAAATCTGACAAGCAGATAATAAAGTGGCTGAAAAATCCTCATTCTGATAGTGCAGAATACAAGATGTGGGGCAACGGAGTGGCACTCCCCTGTGTTTACTATGTACTTTCAAGGATTGCAAGCCTTAACAAAACTATATCTACGGGTTGACAACATAATCGTCAGCATCGTCAATATATTTTTCATAATCAATACGGATAGCTGTGTTACCGCCGTAGTGATAGCACATTCTGCCTACCCAGCCGAGGAAACATATCGTTGTGTCAGCGTTAAGTGCCATAATATCATCTGCTTGTCGCTCGGTGGGTTTCACCTTATCCCCGAAGGTAATGCCCTCACCCTCGGCATCACTCATAAAGCGAGATTGGATAGCTTTGTTTTTCAAGAAGATATACACCTTCTTATCTGAATTGATGAGTTGTCTGATTGTACGCATAAAAAATACGCTCCTTTCATTAGTTTCCTAAAAGAGCGTAAAAAAACAATCCCATCGTTCCGACAGGATTGCAAAATATCTTTATAACCCTATCGGTCAAGCTTTAGCACCTTACCCTTTGGCAGGTTGCTGTGCGGTCAACGAGCTTGTCTCTCACGCACTCTTTATAGGCTATTTTTAAATTAACACAACAATACAGAATTGTCAAGCAAAAATTAGTCCTTATCCACTTCAATTTCGCCGTGCTTTTCCTCAAAGGCTTTTACCCTCTGCTTAATATACTGCTCAATTTCACGATTGGCTGAACGTCCTTCGTAGTCTGCAATATATCTGAACTTCTGAAAAAGGGTACGGTTTACTCTGAGTGTGTATCTTAAAATGTTATCGTCCATAATCAAATCTCCTCGATGTTATTATGACATCATTTTAACGCAATTATTGCATCATAACGAAAGTGGTGGTATTATGGTGTCATAGTGGTGTCATATTTTTAAAAGGAGATTGAAATTTATGAAGGTAGCAGTAGTAGGTTCACGAAACCTTACAATCAACAATCTGGGTGACTATCTTCCCAAAGATACAACGGAAATAGTAAGCGGTGGTCCAAGAGGGATTGACAGGTGTGCAAGAGCGTATGCAAAATCTCACAACATTAAGCTGACGGAATTTCTGCCCGAATATGAACGATACGGACGGTCAGCACCTTTAAAAAGAAATCTGCAAATAATAAGATGTGCCGATATGGTTCTCGCCTTTTGGGACGGCAAATCCAACGGAACACGATTTGTAATTGAAAACTGTAAAAAGGAGAATGTTCCGGTTAAGGTAATAACCCTTGTTTAATACTCACACTTAAAACCGCTGATTTTTCGGCGGTTTGTTTATTTGGCAGAATTTCAAGATTACACTTGCAATCTTGTCTGTTATGAGCAATATATGTAGTACTAACATCAAGGAGGAAAATCAGTTGAAGTTTCCAAGCAAAGATATTGTTGAAAAAGTACGGGCAGAATATCCAATCGGCACAAGAGTTGAGCTTGTTAAAATGGACGATGTGCAAGCTCCGCCTGTTGGTACAAAGGGCACTGTAAAAGGCGTTGATGATACGGCAAGCTTACTTGTTGATTGGGACAACGGCTGTGGTCTGAATGTGATACATTGTGAGGACATTGTAATCAAGATATAGAAATACACATCACAGATATACACAATATATAGTGTATATGTTTGTGCAGTAATCGTATTGCTATTACTCCGTTATGACGGTAATATACACACAACGAAAGGCAAAGAAAAGCCGAACAACGGAGGAAAAGTTATGAACGCAAAGACATTAAGACAAATCGAGAAAATGAAAAAGCAGACAATCGGCGTTGAGGTTGAGATGAACAACATCACAAGGAACAAAGCCGCAAAAATCGCAGCCGAGTTCTTCGGCACAGGCAGATTTGAGAACACAGCCGACAGAAACGGCTACTGCACCTGGTCAGCGTATGACGAACAAGGCAGAGAGTGGAAATTCCAAAAGGATGTAAGCATCACAGGACCCGACAGCGAGAAGTGCGAAATGGTTACACCAATCCTTACCTACGCTGACATTGAAACCTTGCAGGAGCTTATAAGAAGGCTGAGAAAAGCCGGAGCAAAGAGCGATTCAACAAGAGGCTGCGGAGTTCACATTCACATCGGAGCAAAAGGTCACACAGCACAAACACTTAGAAACCTTGCAAACATTATGGCAAGCCACGAACAGCTTTTGATTGACGCTTTGAACCTTGACGAGATCAGAGTAAGAAGATACTGCAGAACGGTTGACACAAGATTTTTAGAGCAGGTCAACAGAAGAAAGCCGAAAACAATGTCGGAGCTTGCCGATGTATGGTACAAAAGCCACGATGAAAACTACGGCAGAAATCACCATTACAACGGAAGCCGATACCATATGCTGAACCTCCACGCAACCTTTACAAAGGGAACGGTTGAATTCAGACTTTTCCAATTTGACAAGCCATCAAACGGCAAGCTGAACGGACTTCACGCAGGACAGCTTAAAAGTTACATTCAGCTTTGTTTAGCCCTTAGCCAAATGGCAAAGGAAGTGAGAACAGCAAGTCCTAAACCACAGCAGAACGAAAACCCAAAATACGCAATGAGAACTTGGCTTTTAAGGCTCGGCTTTATCGGTGACGAGTTCAAGACAGCAAGGGAAACACTCACAAAGCGACTAGCTGGAGATACCGCTTTCCGCAACGGCAGAGCTGCTTGAAGAATATAGGCAAATGCCCCACCGACCGCTTCGGCGGTCTTAAGGTGGTAGAAGAACAATTCTTCGGAAAGGAACGATTTTATGAAAAGATATTATCTTGCGTATGGCAGCAACCTGAATGTAAGGCAGATGAAATTGCGCTGTCCGAAAGCCACAATCCTCGGAACTGCAAAGCTCAAGGGTTGGGAACTGCTTTTCAAAGGCAGTAAGACAGGCTCTTACCTAACCATTGAAGAAAACGAAAACGGCAGTGTTCCTGTCGTAATCTGGGAAGTTACTCCATCTGATGAAAAGGCGCTTGACCGATACGAGGGTTATCCTGCATTTTACTACAAGAAAGATATTAAACTTCAGTACAAGGGAATACGCACAGGCAAGCGAAGAACAATAAATGCCTTTGCCTACATTATGCACGAGGACAGACCAATCGGTGTGCCAAGCATTTACTATATGAAAACCTGCCTTGACGGTTACGATGCCTTTTACTTTGACAGGCAAATACTACTTAATGCCTATAAAAATTCAATGGAGATGTGTGAAAATGAAAAATGAAATTCAGTTAAGAAAATGCCCGAAATGCGGAAAGCTTTTCAGTGAGCGAGGTGCAGTTTCAAGGGTGGATAATGTAACTATTATTTGCTCCGACTGCGGAACACGAGAGGCCCTTGAAAGCATAGGTGTTGATGAAAAGGAACAGGAGAAAATTCTTGATACAATTCACAGAACAGTTCATACTAATTGACTTTCCATTTGTTTCTGATATAATTAAATGTATCAAGTTGAAGGATAAATTGGAATTTGAGGGAGATGGTAAATTGAGTCCGGCAACATACATATCCATAATCTTTCTATGTATTATCATATTCATCCTCTTTCGCAATCAAAGGAAAGCTGAGATTTTAAGAAAAATTATTGAAAAAAAGAAATTAGGAGGTAATGCCGAAATGAAGGAACTTGCACAGAGATTTATTGATAAGGAATGCTTGTTTTACTTTTTTAACGGAAATCAGTATGAGGGAGTAATAAAGGAGGTTACTGACGGAGCAATTCTTGTTGAAAAGGACGGCAAGATTGAAATGCTTAATCTTGACTTTGTTATACGTATTAGAGAGTATCCGCACAACAAAAACGGAAAGAAAAAATCCGTGGTGTTAGACTAACAAATTCCAGTTTATCAAACAATGCAATACAATCTTCAAGCATCGGTTAGAAATAATCGGTGCTTTTCTTATGCCCTATCGGAGGTGAGATTTTGAGAAAACTTAAAAATTACAAGCCGACAAAATTTAAATCAAAAGACAGCTACTACGATAAGGAATACGCTGATTTTGCCGTTGCCTTTATTGAAAGCCTTTGCCATACCAAAGGCACTTGGGCGGGTAAACGGTTTGAGCTTATGGACTGGCAGGAGCAGATTATTCGTGATCTGTTCGGCATTTTAAAGCCTAACGGATACAGGCAGTTTAACACTGCATACATTGAAATTCCAAAGAAGAACGGCAAGTCTGAATTAGCTGCGGCTGTTGCACTTCTGCTCACCTGCGGTGACGGAGAGCAAAGAGCCGAGGTTTACGGTGCGGCTGCCGACAGACAACAGGCGTCAATCGTATTTGATGTTGCCGCCGATATGGTGCGTATGTGTCCGGCACTTAATAAAAGAGTAAAGATACTCGCCTCACAAAAACGGCTGATTTACGAACCCACAAACAGCTTTTATCAAGTCCTATCTGCCGAGGCATACAGCAAGCACGGCTTTAATGTTCACGGTGTTGTGTTTGATGAGCTGCACAGTCAGCCGAACAGAAAACTTTATGATGTCCTTACAAAGGGTAGCGGTGATGCGAGAATGCAGCCGCTCTTTTTTCTGATCACAACAGCCGGCACAGACACACATTCAATCTGCTACGAGGTTCATCAAAAGGCACAGGATATTATTGACGGACGGAAAATTGACCCTACATTCTATCCTGTCATTTACGGCGCTGATGATACCGAGGACTGGACAAGTCCGAAGGTCTGGAAAAAGTGCAATCCCTCTCTCGGTGAAACTATCGGAATGGATAAAGTTAAAACCGCTTGCGAATCAGCAAAGCAAAATCCCGGCGAAGAAAACTCTTTCCGTCAGCTAAGGCTTAATCAGTGGGTAAAACAGGCAGTCCGTTGGATGCCGATGGATAAATGGGATAAGTGTGCCTTTGCCGTAAACGAAGAACAGCTTGAAGGCAGAGTTTGCTACGGTGGACTTGACCTTTCAAGCACAACGGATATTACGGCATTTGTACTCGTGTTCCCACCGCTTGATGAAGAAGACAAGTACATCATTCTTCCATACTTCTGGATACCGGAGGACACACTTGACCTGCGTGTAAAGCGTGACCATGTGCCATATGATGTTTGGGAACGACAGGGATTTTTGCAGACCACAGAGGGAAATGTTGTTCATTACGGCTACATTGAAAAGTTCATTGAAGAACTCGGTAAAAAATTCAATATTCGTGAAATTGCATTTGATAGATGGGGTGCTGTTCAGATGGTACAGAACCTTGAGGGTATGGGATTCACCGTTGTTCCCTTCGGACAGGGTTTTAAGGATATGTCACCTCCGACCAAGGAACTGATGAAACTAACCCTTGAGCAGAAAATTGCGCACGGCGGTCACCCTGTCTTGCGTTGGAATATGGATAATATCTTCATACGCACAGACCCAGCCGGAAACATAAAGGCAGACAAAGAAAAATCCACAGAGAAAATTGACGGTGCTGTTGCCACAATTATGGCACTGGACAGAGCAATTCGCTGTGGAAATGATACCTCGGAGTCGGTATATGACTCACGAGGCATTTTATTTATATAAAGGAAAGTGATTTTATGAGCATATTTTCAGGACTTTTCCGTTCAAGAGATAAGCCTAAAAACAGAACAGCAGGCAGTGCATACACATTCTATACCGGCAGAACAACATCCGGAAAAGCTGTGACGCAGCGTTCTGCAATGCAGATGACAGCGGTGTACTCCTGTGTTCGTATTTTGTCAGAGGCGATTGCAAGTCTGCCCTTGCATCTATACAGATACACGGACAGCTGCGGCAAGGAGAAAGCAACGGACAGTCCTCTGTACTTTTTACTCCACGATGAGCCGAACCCCGAAATGACATCGTTTGTGTTCAGGGAAACTCTGATGACTCATCTGCTTTTGTGGGGCAATGCCTACGCGCAGATTATCAGAAACGGCAAGGGTGAAGTCACAGCCTTGTACCCGCTTATGCCAGACAGAATGACTGTTGACAGAGACGAAAACGGCAGACTGTATTATGAGTACACAGTAAGCACAGATGATGCACCAATCAACAAAAAGTCAACCGTAAGACTGCCGCCCTTTGATGTTCTACATATTCCGGGACTTGGCTTTGACGGACTTGTGGGTTACTCACCTATTGCGATGGCTAAAAATGCAATAGGTATGTCTATTGCCTGCGAGGAGTACGGTTCAAAGTTCTTTGCAAACGGTGCCGCACCGAGCGGTGTGCTTGAACACCCAGGCACAATAAAAGACCCGTCAAGGGTACGAGAAAGCTGGACTCAGACCTTTGGTGGCAGTTCAAACGCACACAAGGTTGCAGTGCTTGAGGAGGGTATGAAATATACACCTATTTCAATCTCGCCCGAACAGGCACAATTCCTTGAAACACGAAAATTTCAGATAGATGAAATAGCTCGAATTTTCCGAGTACCGCCGCATATGGTAGGCGATTTGGAAAAGTCGAGCTTTTCTAATATTGAACAGCAGTCACTTGAATTTGTAAAGTACACACTTGACCCTTGGGTGTCAAGGTGGGAACAAAATTTGGTACGCTCTCTTTTGACAACTGATGAAAAGAAAAAGTATTTTATCAAATTCAATGTTGACGGACTATTAAGAGGTGACTATCAAAGCCGAATGAACGGATATGCAACAGCAAGGCAGAACGGCTGGATGTCGGCAAACGACATACGAGAGCTTGAAAACCTTGACCGCATATCAGCAGAAGAAGGCGGAGATTTGTACCTCATAAACGGCAATATGCTGCCTCTCAAAAATGCAGGAGCATTTGCCAACACAGACGAAACGAAGGAGGAAGAAAACGAAGATGAAGAAGTTCTGGAAGTGGAAGAATCAGACGGAGAACAGTCCGACCGAGAGAGTTCTGACTCTCAACGGCACAATCGCCGAGGAAAGCTGGTTTGACGATGATGTCACTCCACAGCTTTTCAAGGAAGAATTACTATCTGGTAGCGGTGACATCACTGTATGGATAAATTCTCCCGGCGGTGACTGCGTGGCCGCCGCACAGATTTACAATATGCTGATGGACTACAAGGGTAATGTCACAGTCAAGATTGACGGAATCGCAGCATCTGCAGCATCTGTAATTGCAATGGCAGGCACAGAAGTTTTGATGTCACCTGTATCAACAATGATGATTCACAACCCTGCTACCGTTGCTATGGGCGACCACAACGAAATGCAGAAAGCTATTGAAATGCTTAACGAGGTCAAGGAGTCAATCATCAATGCCTATGAAATTAAAACAGGCTTATCAAGAGCAAAGCTGTCACACTTAATGGATTCTGAAACATGGATGAATGCAAACAAGGCAGTTGAACTCGGCTTTGCCGACGGCATTATCGCACGAAATGCTTTTCCTGAAAAGGAAGATGATGAGGACGAAGATGAAAAGGAGAAGAAGAAATCTACGGATAATTCAGTCCTGTTTTCAAGAAAGGCAGTAAATACGGCTCTTCAAAACAAGCTTGTAAAGCATTATTCAAAGAATGTTTCAGGTAACGCAGGAACAGACATCACAGACCTTGAAAAAAGACTTAATTTATTAAAACCTTAAGGAGGAATTTTACAATGGCAAAAATTAACGAACTTCGTGAGAAGCGAGCAAAAATCTGGGAACAGGCAAAAGCATTCCTTGATTCCCACAGAAACGAAACAGGTATTCTTTCAGCGGAAGATACCGCAGCTTATGAAAAAATGGAAAAGGATATTGTTGACCTCGGTCACGAGATTGAGCGTCAGCAGAGAGCAGACGACCTTGAAAGAGAGTTAAATCTCCCGACAAGCTCTCCTCTTATCTCAAAGCCTGAAAATACAAATCGTGAAATCAAAACAGGCACTGCATCTGAAAAGTACAACAAGGCATTCTGGAATCAGATGAGAAACCGCTCAACGCAGGAGGTCAGAAACATTCTCAGTGAGGGTGTTGACAGCGAGGGCGGTTTTCTTGTGCCTGAAACCTTTGAAAACACACTTGTACAGGCACTTGATGAAGAGCTTGTAATTCGTCAGCTCGCCCACACCTTTACAACTGCGTCAAACGCACACAAAATCCCTGTTGTTGCAACACGCGGTAAGGCAATGTGGACTGAGGAAAATGCAGCAATTACTGACAGCGATACATCATTCGGTCAGAAAACAATCGGTGCGCATAAGCTGTGTGCATTAATCAAGGTGTCGGAAGAGCTTTTGAATGATTCCGCATTTGACCTTGAAGGCTACTTCAATCAGGAGTTTGCAAGACGAATCGGTGAAGCTGAGGAGGAAGCCTTTGTTATCGGCGACGGCAGTGCAAAGCCGTACGGAATTTTTAATGACAGTGAGGGTGGTGAAGTCGGTGTGACAGCTGCGTCAACGGTAAATATCACAGCCGATGAACTTATCGACCTTTACTACAGTCTTAAAGCACCCTACCGCAAAAACGGTGTATGGCTCTTAAACGACAGTACCGTAAACATCATCAGAAAACTCAAGGACAGCAACGGTCAGTATTTGTGGCAGCCGTCAATCAAAGATGGTGAAACCGACACTCTTCTCGGCAAGCCTGTTTATACATCAGCGTCAATCGAAAATGCAGCGTCCGGCACGAAGCCGATTGCGTTTGGTGACCTTTCATATTACTGGATTGGTGACAGACAGGGTGTGACCTTCAAGCGACTCAATGAACTGTATGCAGCAAACGGACAGGTCGGTTTCCTTGCATCAAAACGAGTTGACGCAAGACTGATTTTACCGGAAGCTGTTAAGCTTCTCAAGATGAAAGGCACAGTAGCTTCAACAGGCTGATAGGAGTGCTTTGAATGACTGATAAGCTTTTACAAAAGGTAAAGCAGAACCTGATACTTGAACACAACGAAGATGATGAGCTTTTGAAAATGTACATAACTGCCGCAGTATCTTATGCCGAAAGCTATCAGCACATACCTGAAAACTACTACAGCGAAAATCCAATGCCGCCTACAACTGAACAAGCCGTAATTATGCTTGCGAGCCATTTCTACGAAAGCAGAGATGGCTCAACGGGCGGCTTTTTCGCTGACAGCACAAATGCATCTGCACAGGTGTGGAATACTGTCAATCTGCTATTACGGCTTGACCGTAATTGGAAGGTGTAGCTATGAGCTTTGGTAAGATGAATTCATTTATTGAAATTGTAAAGAAAAGCATTGATACCGATAACGAGGGTTTCAAAACGGAAACTCTGAAAACAGTTGCAAAGGTAAGGGCATATCGTGAGGGTCGGCACGGCAGTGAAAAATGGGCAAACAGAGCTGCTTTTTCTACTGCTACCGACCTTTTTCTGTTTCGTTGTATTCCAAATGTTGAGGTTACAACCGATATGCTGATTCTTTGTAATAACAGAAAATTTGAAATCACATCGGTTGAGAATGTAAAAGGCAGAAATATGTATCTTGAAGTGCTTGCAAAGGAGGTAAAACCCAGTGGCTAAGGTTGATGTGAAGATGCCCGAGGACTTTCTTTTAAAGCTATCCCGGCTCGGGGACAAAACAGACTCAATCTGTGAAAAGGCACTGAATGCCGGTGGCGAGGTCGTTCTTGCAAAGGTCAAGAGCAATCTCTCTGCCGTAATCGGAAAGGACACAAAAACAGAGTCACGCTCTACAGGTGAGCTTGAACGCTCCCTTGGTATTTCTCCAGTCCTCATAGACGATAACGGAAATGCCAACATCAAAATAGGCTTTCAGGAGCCTCGTTCTGACGGTGAAAGCAACGCAAAAATTGCAAGTGTTATTGAATACGGAAAGCAAGGTCAGCCGCCAAAACCTTTCTTAAAGCCGGCAAGAACATCATCAAAAAAGGCTTGTGTAAAAGCTATGGTTGATACTCTTGAACAGGAGGTAAAGAACCTATGAGCCTGCTGTCCGAGTTAAAGGACATCGCAGAAAATTGCGGAGTCAAGGTTGAAACAGGTGTGTTTTCGGACACACCGCCTGATGAGTATATTGTGCTGACACCTCTTGTTGACAGCTTTGAAATGCACTGCGACAATTTGCCGGAATATGAAATTCAAGAGGTGCGAATCTCAATATTTTCAAAGGGCAATTACACAGCTTTAAAATATATGTTAGTTACGGCTCTTTTTAAAGCTGACATTACAATCACAGACAGACGGTATGTCGGACACGAAGATGATACCGGCTACCACCACTATGCCGTAGATACGGCAAAATCATATAGAATGGAGGAATTTTAATGGCAACAATCGGACTTGATAAGTTATTTTATTCAAAGATTACAGAAGATGAAAACGGCGAGGAAACCTACGCAACACCTGTACCTCTCGCAAAAGCTATGACTGCGGAGCTTTCAATAGAGCTTGCCGAGGCAACACTCTACGCTGATGACGGTGCATCGGAGGTTGTTAAGGAATTTCAGAGCGGAACGCTGACCCTCGGCATTGACGATATTGGAACTGCTGTTGCGGAGGATTTGACAGGTGCGAAAATCGACAGCAACAAGGTGCTTATTTCTGCAGGTGAGGACGGAGGAACACCTGTTGCAGTAGGTTTCAGAGCGAAAAAGTCAAACGGCAAATATCGTTACTTCTGGCTTTACAGAGTTAAATTCGGTATTCCTGCAACAAACCTCACCACAAAGGGTGAAAGCATAGAATTTTCCACTCCGTCAATCGAGGGTACGGTGACAAGGAGAAACAAGCCTGACTCACAGGGCAAGCATCCGTGGAAAGCAGAGGTAAATGAGGACGATACGGAAGTTAAAGCAACCACAATTTCAAACTGGTACAAGCAGGTTTATGAGCCTGTTTACTCAGCAGGATAATGACGGAGGATGTTATGGACAGCGAAAGAAGTACAAAAATCAAAATCGGTGAAAATGAATACAGCCTTGTTTTAACCACAAAGGCTACAAAGGAAATCGCCGCAAGGTACGGCGGTCTTGAAAATTTGGGTGACAAGCTGATGAAAAGTGAAAACTTTGAAATGGCACTCGATGAGGTTATATGGCTGATTACTCTCCTTGCAAATCAGAGTGTTCTCATTCACAACCTCAAAAATCCCGATGACAAAAAGCCTTTGCTTAAAGAGGACGAGGTTGAACTTTTAACCTCGCCATTTGATTTGGCAGAGTACAAATCAGCAATTATGGAGTCAATGTACAAAGGCACAAAGCGAAACATAAAAAGTGAGGACAACTCAAAAAACACATCAGTCGGGTAAGTGACGATGAGTTCTTTACCCGACTGCTTTATTACGGTGTGGCTCAGCTTAACTTATCCATTGACGAAACAATGCTGATGCCGCTTGGACTTCTCCTTGATTTACTTGAATGTCATAAGCAATACAACGGTCTTGTAAAGTCAAAAAAAACTTTGACGATTGATGATGTTATACCGTATGGGGTGTGATTATTCTGAAAAAGGATTGAGATTTATTAAGCGGTATGATATAATTAGCTTGTTGATAAATTTGAATTGTCCTCATTATGTTCATGATTATGAGTATGATATAATCAGTGAAGAAATAAGAGTATTTTTGACAGAGATATCCAATTAGCACATGGGAAAGAAAGACAAATTTCAGTCGTGCGACGAGATTGAAAGCAACAGAAGATTTGAATTTCACGGAGTTTTTGACATGAATAGTGAAGAATACATAAGATTAAGGAAAATGTTTATTTTTGGAATAGTAGTATCACTTATAACTGTATTTGGTGGAGAAGTTCCGATTGGATGGGTTGTCAATCCAGAAGCAGAGAATGAGATTTATTCAATGATATTAGGCTATGCGTCGTTATCAGTGCCACAATTAGCAAGTGGAGTGTTTTTTGGTGGTATAGGAATACCATTGCAATATTATGGATATAAAGCAATAGCCGAAATAATATCAAAAACTGATTGTAAGAAGTGTGCTAAAATAACAGAGATAGGAGCAAAGGCTATTGCATTTGGTGGTGCAACTGTTCATGTGATTTGTATTGCTCTTATGTACATATGTAAGATGGAATGTTCAACGACAATTACTGAATTACCACAAAATGTTATTGATTTTACTTTATGGCTCGTGTTGCCATTTAGTGCTGTGTTTATGACAATATACAGTGTAATGACAATAGCAATGGCAATTCCGATAGTAAAAGGGAAAACGATATTTCCTAAATGGGCTGTGGTTTTTAATCCATTAGCTGCTAAGGTGCTTATACCTATCATTGCAATGGTTTTACCAAATACCAAAATTGTAAATGGATTAAATATGGCTGATATGGGAATAGGTTCTCTGATTACTTTTGTAGGCCTGTTGATATTGCTTGACAAGTATCAGCAAAAGAAAGCGTAAAATTTCAGTTTATCTATTGATTAAATTCAAAGAGTAACCTTTAACGGGTTGCTCTTTTTTTATGCCCTAAAATGAGGAGGTGACATAATGGCAGATAATTTCGGACTGAAAATCGGTGTTGAAGGCGAAAAGGAGTTTAAGAAAACGCTTGCTGAAATCAATCAGAATTTTAAGGTGCTGGGTTCTGAAATGAAGCTTGTTTCCTCGCAGTTTGATAAGAACGATAAATCGGTAGATGCACTCACTGCCCGAAACAAGGTTCTTAGCAAAGAGATTGACGAACAGAAAAGCAAAATTGACCTTCTGAAACAGGCGCTTGATAATGCATCAACTTCTTTCGGAGAGAATGACCGCAGAACACAGCAGTGGCAGATAAAGCTCAATAACGCACAGGCAACGCTGAACGACCTTGAAAAGGAGTTAAAGGATAACAACGATACCCTCGACAAAACTGCAGACGAGCTTAACGATGCCGAAAAAGAGGGTGACGATTTCGGTGATGAAATTGATGATGCCGGCAAGCAGAGCGACAGCGCTGGCGGCAAGTTCAGCAAGGTAAAAGGAATTGTCGCAGGCTTTGGCAAAGCCTTAGCCGGTGCGACAGCCGCCATCGGTGCCGCCGCAGTTGCTACCGGCAAAAAGCTGAAGGATATGGCAGACGTTACTGCCGCCACTGGTGATGAGGTGGATAAAAACTCTCAAAGGCTCGGACTTTCTAAAAAGGCATATCAGGAGTGGGACTATGTTCTTTCGCAGTCGGGTGTTGATATAAACAGCGTTCAGACAGGCTTTAAATCAATGACAAACTCCATTGACGATGCGAAAAACGGCTCTGAAACTGCGATTAAAAAGTTCACAGATTTGGGAGTTTCAATGTCGGATTTAAAGACAATGAGCCGTGAGGATATTTTTAACAAGGCGGTTGAGGGCTTGCAAAACATCACTGACGATACAACAAAAGCGGCTCTTGCGAATGATTTGTTCGGAAAAAGCGGTCAGAACATTATGCCCCTTTTGAATGCTACTGCCGACAGCACACAAAACCTAAAAGACAAGGCACACGAGCTTGGTATGGTTATGTCTGATGAGGCGGTGCAGGCGGCTGTCGATTATACCGACAATATGGACACTCTGCAGAGAACCTTCACCGGTCTGAAAAATTCCATTATGGGCGATATCCTGCCCGGCTTTAATGACATTCTCTTAGGACTTACCGGACTTATGACAGGAGCAGACGGAGCGAAGGAACAGCTCCAGCTCGGCGCACAGGAGATTGTAACTTCCATATCGGGAATATTCCCACAGCTGACAGAAATTCTTTTGACGCTCGTCACTGCAATCGCAGGAGTAGCACCGTCAATCATTCAGGCACTCGTCACAGGAATTGCAGAAAATCTTCCCACCTTGGTAGAGTCAGCATCAAACATAATTCTTACATTTGTTTCAAGCATAATCCTTGCATTACCTCAAATAACCGAGGGTGCACTGCAGCTTGTAATGACTCTGACAAACGGCATAATTGAAAACTTGCCTTTACTCTTAACAGCCGCAATTCAGGTAATCGCAACTCTAATAACAGGCATAGCGGAATCGTTGCCGCAGCTGATTCCGTCAATGGTAGAGTGTGTTGTCACAATGGTACAAGGACTAATCGACAATCTTCCCTTACTCCTTGATGCCGCACTGCAGTTAATCACAGGACTTGCACAAGGACTTCTTGACGCACTTCCTGTTTTGATAGCCGCACTGCCCGATATTATCATCGGAATAGTAACCTTTCTGCTTGACTCAATTCCGCAGATTATTGATGCCGGAATAAAGCTCCTCACTTCTCTTGTTGACGCTCTGCCACAGATTATTACCGCAATCGTGAACGCAATACCGAAAATCATAAACGGCATAATCAACGCAGTTCTTAACGCAATACCGCAAATTATTCAAGCCGGTATAGACTTGATGATAGCCTTAATAAGAGCCTTACCACAGATTATCACAACGATTGTGAAAGCAATTCCGCAGATAATATCGGGTATAGTTGATGCGTTAATCGGAAACATCGACAAAATCATTATGGCAGGTGTAGAGCTGTTCATCGCACTGATTGAAAATCTGCCGACTATCATTGTCGAGATTGTAAAGGCAGTGCCGAAAATTATCGAGGGCATCGTTAAAGCATTCGGCTCACTGATGGGTAAAATCGTTGAAATCGGCGGCAACATTGTAAAGGGGTTGTGGGACGGTATCTGCGGTCTTGCATCGTGGCTGTGGGAGCAGGTGTCCGGTTGGATTTCAGGCATCTGGGATGGAATTTGCAGCTTTTTCGGTATCAACTCTCCGTCAAAGGAGATGGCCTGGGTCGGCGAAATGCTCGTCAAAGGTCTTGCAGGGTCTATTGATGATAACGGTGACAAGGCTGTGAAAGCCGCTGAAAATATGAGCAGTGATATTTCTGATGTGATGAATACACTTGCTGACGATATGAAAACCTCTCTGCCTACTGATTTTTCGGTTGATGGTAATATTAAAAGCTCCGTCAACACACAAGGCTTTAACGGCAGTGTCGGTGGTCTTTCTCTTGTACTCAATATCACAAACTTCAACAACTACTCTAGCGAGGATATTAATCAGCTTACAAATGAAATTATGGAAACTGCAGGACAGTTTGCCAAAAGGAAAGGTATGGTGTTTGCGTGAATTATTTTGAATACAACGGTGTCAAATCATCTGATATGGGTTTGCGTATAAAGAGCAAGAATGTTTATTCTTCTCCGAAGTTCGATTCACAATTCGTATCAGTTCCGGGAAGAAACGGTGATTTGATTGTTTCAAATAACAGGTATGAAAACATTCAGATAAGCTACAATGTATTTTTGTCTGCAAAGTCTATTGATGAGTTATCCGAAAAATTGAGAAAAGTCAAATCTTGGCTTTATTCACAGCCGACAGGCTACCACACTCTTACCGACAGCTATGACAAGAAGTTCTTCCGCAAGGCGGTGTTTGCATCTTCTCTTGATATTGAAGATGAACTTAACAAAATCGGAGTGTTTACAATCAGCTTTAACTGCAAGCCGTTTAAATACAGCTTTGACGGTAATCTGCCCCATTACATAAAAGGTACGGTGTCCGATTTATCTGATTTCAGCTTGATTTTCTGCAGAATGGACGGCTCAAACAGTGATAACAACTGGGGCAATCGTTGGAATCAGACTGTCGATTTGAAGCTTAGCGGTGAGAACAATATGTATATAATTGCCGAAAACTCCTGGGGTGACGGTAACTGGGGTATTTATTCACCGTCACAGTCAAACACAGTTTATTTGCAGGTAAATGAAAACTGGAAAAAGGACAATGCCCGATTTGCGGTTTTCATATTCGGCAGTAAAGGTGAGCATTGGTATTCAATGACAAAGGTAACAGACAATATTTACAGTGCTGTTTTGCCGACACCTTCATACACAACACTTGAAAATCCATATTCGTTTGAAAGCAAGCCGTATATTCGGGTATTCGGAAGTGGTGACGGAACTCTTACTATCGAATCACAAAACGGCATACAACAGTGGAGTTTCAACGGTATTGAGGAATACCTTGAAATTGACAGCGAACAGATGAATTTTTACAAGGATACTGTCCTTAAAAATGATACAGTGACAGGAAGTGGATTTCCCACACTTGCTCCCGGTGAAAATAAATTTATTCTCGGCGGTGGGGTTACAAGTCTTTCCGTATTTCCAAGGTGGTGTACGTTATGATTCCTATTCTTTACAAGGCAGATGCAGTTGACTTTTCAACATTTGGTATAGGCGCTTTATCTGAATGCACCTTGTGCGAGGTAACAGAGGAGCGAAACGGTGCATTTGAATGTACCTTAAAATATCCCGTAACAGGTCAAATGTTTGCAGAACTAAAAAACGAAAGACTGATAAAGGCAAAGCCTAACGACACTTCAAAGGAACAGCTTTTCAGAATTTACCGAATTACAACACCCATAAACGGAATTGTCACAATCTATGCACAGCACATTTCCTATGACCTTTCAAACATAGCCGAGCTTATGTGGTCGAGTGCCAAGATTTCTCCCTCACTTGCGATGAGCAGACTTTTTACAAAAACGGCAACAACACACAATTTCAAATGCAGTACGGACTTTTCCTCCGGAAAGCCTTTTTCTGTTTCAAAGCCGAAAAGTGTAAGAGCCTGTCTTGGCGGCAGTGAGGGTTCAATGCTTGACCTTTGGGGCGGTGAGTATGAGTGGGATAACTTCAATGTGATACTTCATTCAAAGCGTGGTAAGGACAACGGTGTTGTAATCGAGTACGGCAAAAACCTAACAGATATGGAGCAGGACAATGATTTTACCGATGTTTACACTGACCTTTTGCCCTATGCTGTTTTCTCTGATGAGAGTACGGAAAAAGTCATTACACTTTCCGAGGTTACTCTGCCCATTATCGACAACCCCACAAGACAGAAAACGCTGATAAAGGACTTTACAGAGTTTTTTGAGGACAAATCAAGCATAAATGAAAACAGCCTGCGTAATAAAGCAAAGGAGTTCATAAAGGCAAATCCACTCGGAGATGAAACTCCGACACTTACCGTTGCCTTTGAGCCTTTGTGGAAACAGCCGGAATACTCTGCAATTTTAGAGCGTGTTTCGCTCTGCGATACAGTGACGATACGGCATACAAGTTTAGGGATAACCACTAAATCAAAGGTTATCAAAACCGTCTATGATTCCCTTGCCGAGAAGTATGTTTCAATTACCCTCGGAACTGCAAAGTCAAATTTTGTAAACACGGTCGGTGATATTAAAACAGAGCTTTCAGAGGTAAAGAACAAGACAGAGCATTTCCCACTGCTCATAAATACCGCAGTGAAAAATGCAACATCACTCATCACAGGTCAGAACGGCGGATATGTTGTAATAAACACAAACAGCGTGAGCGGTCAGCCGTATGAGCTGCTTATTCTTGATGCACCCATAATCGAAAATGCCGTCAATGTATGGAGATGGAATGTTGGCGGCTTAGGCTTTTCAAAGAACGGCTACAACGGTCCTTACGAAACTGCAATTACATCTGACGGACAGATAGTTGCAGACTTCATCACAAGCGGAACTCTTACCGCAAATATCATAAAGGCAGGAGTGATAAGCTCCTTTGACAATTCCTCTTGGTGGGATCTGGAAAGCGGAGAGGTTCATCTGAAAGCCTATGCAAGCACAGAAACAGTCAAGGAAATAAACGAAAAAATTAACATAACAGACAAGCGTGTTGACGAAACAAACGATAAGATTGATGATGTAAATGAACAGCTTGACGGAGTGCGTGAAACCATCTCAACCGTCACAGAAAAAACTGCTGAATTACAGATTAATGCTGACAAGATAAGCAGTACGGTTTCTTCTCTTACTACAACTGTTGAAACGATTGACAGTACTCTTGAAACTGAGCAGGAGCGAGTAACTGATTCCGAGAATAAAATATCGGTTCTTGAGCAGGCCGCAGACAATCTTTCTGTAAAGATTGAAGAACAGTATGTGGGCGGTATGAATTACATACAAAATTCAGCAGGACTTAACGGAATGAGTGATGACTGGGAATATTCGGGAAGTGTAAGTACCGGCACTTCAACCGACATCAGCAGTAACACAAGCTCAAATTCCTGTTTCATTCTCGGCAGTTCATCAACCCTTAGTCAGACGGTAAATGAAATCGTTCCCGACAGGTCATATACGGTATCTATTCGTGCAAGAAAGCCGTACTCATCATACACAGCGTATTTCTATATTCAGTACAACGGTATGAAAAAAGAATATCTCTTTGACACAACCGATTCATTTGACTGGACGGATTTTTCCGTTGTACTTCACGATGTTTCAGATTCGTCAATTACCATATGTGCGTACAGTCGTGACGCACCTCTGTATATCTCCGACATTATGCTCACAGACGGAAGTATAGCACGAAAGTGGACTCCTGCGCCAAATGAGATATACACAAATGAGGTTAAAATCGACCGCAAAGGAATTGAGGTTTCAAACAGCAAATCAAAGCAGAAAACCGTAATTACAAACACAGAGTTTTCCGGCTACTACAACAACGAGAAGATTTTCACTCTGAACAAAGACGAAACTCAAACGAAGAAAACCACTGTTGACGGAGAACTCACAATAGGCAAAACAAAGTTCATTCCTATGGCTGATACTTCACAGGGACTTAACATTGTAATTCTTGATTAAGGGGGCTTTTAAATGGCAGACAAGGCATCATTACTTAACAGCGTTGAAACGGTTTCTATTGATACGGACACCGCATTGGTTTCACTCAATGCTACTGTTTACAACTCATCATACAAACATCAGTTGACAATACATATACGAGGAGTTCCGATTGCAAGCGTGGACAATATTTCTTGGTCAACAGGAACTGCACAAAGGACAGTAACCCTTTCAGCCAGAACAAAAGAGGCAGTTCAGAAATATATGTTTGAGTACAAGTCTGTAACGGCAACCTTTGTTCTTGCAACCTGCAAGGGTTCAACTCTTATCGGCACTTCATCAAAGACTGCGACAATTCGGACAAAGGCGGCAAACTCTGCACCTCTGTTTTCAGAATTCACCTGTACCGACAGCAACAGTACCACATCAGCCGTAACAGGTGGCAACCCTTATTACATTCAAAACTTCTCAACTCTGAAAATAACTCCGGGAACGGCTACACCAAGGAGCTGGTCGCAAATTACGAAATACACAGCCGTTTGCAACGGAGTAACTGTTTCAAATACTGACGGTGGTGTTTTAAATCTCGGCACAATTTCAAAGAGCGGAGATGTTACTGTAAAGGTGACGGTCACCGATTCAAGAGGATATACAAGGAGTGTTTACAAAACGATAAATGTAATCCCCTATGACAGACCAAATGTTTACTCAATTACACTCCGCAGGACGAATGAGATTGAATCGGAAATTCAGCTAGTATTCAGCGGTTCGATTTCACCAATCACCATTGACGGCACAGACAAAAACAGCCTTAAATCGGTTCGTTACCGATACAAGAAAACGAATGCATCATCATATGGAAACTTCACAGATTTATTAGGCTCGGTCGCAGTAAGCGGCACGAGCTTTTCTTTTTCAAGTCTTGAACTATGTAATTTTGATGTAAATTCATCGTACAATTTCCACCTTGAAATTCGTGATGTTTTCTACTCTATGACGGTTACGGATATGTATTTCACCGTACCGCAGGGAACTCCGCTTATTGCACTTCGCAAGAAGATGGTTGGAATTAACAATCCAAATCCAAAGGCGGCTCTTGATGTTACGGGTGAAATATATATGAATGGTTTCAGCGTTATGGGACTTCAGCAGGCGGCTATTGCCGATGATGTAAGCCTTAACGAGCTGACATCACCCGGAATTTATTTCAGGCGGTCAGTACCACAGGAAAACCTTAATTATCCGGCACTTGTGTTTGGTATGCTTGAGGTGTTTTCCTGCAGTGTTAATCTTGTAATTCAGCGCTACACCGCAAGAGATTCACCCTTTGATATGTATATTCGTTCAAGGGTAAACTCCTCGTGGAGTGCGTGGGTTAAAAAATAGAAAATAAAATGAATGGAGGAATTTTTATGAAACAAATCTGGAACGGCATACAAATTGCATTCTCTGCATTCGGCGGCTTTCTCGGCTGGTTCTTAGGCGGAGCAGACGGCTTTTTGTATGCACTTATCGCATTTGTAGTTACCGACTACATAACAGGACTGATGTGCGCCTTTGCAGACCGTAATCTTTCAAGCGAGATAGGGTTTAAAGGCATCTGCCGAAAGGTACTCATTTTCGCACTTGTGGGAATTGCAAATCTTGTTGATGTGTTCATTTTGCAGGAAGTGGGAGTGCTGCGAACGGCAGTAATCTTTTTCTACCTTTCAAACGAAGGAGTTTCAATTTTAGAAAACTCGGCACATCTCGGACTTCCGATTCCGCAGAAATTAAAAGATGTACTTTCACAATTACACAAAAGGGAGGAAAAATAAATGGCTGAAGAAAAAGTAATTACAACCGAGCAGGACATTCCTGCAGAAACACTTGAGAATTTATCAAACAACAAAGGAGAGGAATAACTATGGCTTACACAAACAGCAAATTAGTAAACTACACAAGAATTTCACCTAACAGGAGCGTTAACAGAAATCATAAGATTGATACTGTTTCAATCCACTGCGTGGTAGGACAATGCTCTGTTGAAACACTCGGCTCAATCTTTACATCAACAAGCAAGGAGGCAAGCTCAAACTACGGTATCGGCTATGACGGACGAATCGGAATGTATGTAGAGGAAAAGGACCGCAGCTGGTGTACTTCATCTGCATCAAATGATAACCGAGCAATCACCATTGAGGTTGCGTCCGACACCTATCACCCATATAGGGTAAATGATGCGGCATACAAGTCCTTGATTAAATTGCTCGTTGACATCTGTAAGCGAAACGGCATCAAAAAACTCGTGTGGTCAACAAACAAGTCAGAGAGGATGAACCATCTCAACGGATGTAATATGACCGTTCATCGTGACTACGCTAACAAGTCTTGCCCGGGCGATTATCTATACAATCTTCACGGACAGATTGCAAAAGAGGTAAACGCTCAGCTTGGCTCCGGCACATCTTCAACAACAAAGAAAACCCTCTATCGTGTACGCAAAACCTGGAAAGATGTAAAATCTCAAAAGGGTGCGTTTAACAATTTGTCAAACGCAAAGAAATGTGCAGACCAGAACAGTGGCTATTCTGTCTTTGATGAGAACGGAAAGGCAGTTTACACATCAAAAACCACGAACAGCACAAGCTCCTTCAAGGTGCAGATTTCAATTTCAGATTTGAACATCCGCAAAGGTCCCGGCACGAACTACGCCACAACAGGCAGGTTCACCGACAAAGGAGTTTTCACCATTGTAGAAACAAAACAAGGCACAGGTTCCGCAAAAGGCTGGGGCAAACTGAAATCCGGTGCAGGTTGGATTTCACTTGACTACGCAACAAGAATTTAA